AGTGGCGCTACCAATACTGTTGGCGATTATTCAACTGGATATACTTGGGCTTTGTTTACAGCAGCCTTCAAGACATTACGTGGGAATGGAGCTGTAGGCTCTGACATGTTTTGCGCAATCTCAGCTTCCGCTGAAGCTCAATTGTTAAACGTTGACCAAATTACAAATTCTGATTACGTAAATAGAAACGTAATTTCAGGTTTGAATGGTTTGTCTGGTGAGAGCATAATGGGTGTTACTTTCAATGTACTTCCTGATATGACAGAAGGTGGCTTGCCACTTACCGGTACTCAACGTGACTGTTATATGTACAACAGACGCGCAGTTGGTTATGCATCTGGGAAAGATTTAACTGTTGATGTTAACTATGTTCCTGTCAAAACATCATGGCTTGTTAATGCTATGTTGAAAGCAAATGCTGCGGTTGTTGATCCACGCGGGCTTGTTGAAATTCGTACATTAGAAACAGCTTAAGGGGAAACACCATGGCTTTTAATCGTAAATATTTAGGCAAAGTCAGCTCATCTGGCAACGGCTTAATGCAAAACGTATGGGCTTACAATGGTTCAGCAACTGGCTCTAATGAAGTCATTGCTACTATCGTAGCCAATGGTTACTTTGACAATGCTCAGACAACACTTGCTACAGCAGAGGGCCAGCTACTAGTTGGTGACGTTATGATCATAGCTGGCAGTGACGCTAACGGTATGTATGTTGTTACCCAAGCGATTACTCAGGTGCAGATTGCAACGTTTGCAGCAGTCGGTACAATCGACACAGCTCAGATTGAAGATGACGCTATTACCTCAGCGAAGCTTGACGAAGGTTTGGTTCGCCATACCTCTGTTAGCTTGACGCTTGCTGAGTTCATTGCTTTATATACTACTTCTTTTGAATTGGTTGCAGCACCTGGCGCATCAAAGAAGTTAATCCTACATCGATGTGTTCTTGGCATTGATTATGGTGGAACAGCATTGGCAGCTGGTGGAGCAGTTCACATTCAGTATGACGCTACAGCGAATGGTGCAGGCGTAAAAGCTTCCGGCACACTAGCTGCAGCGACAGCAATTGCAGCTACAGCAGACACTACTTTTGGTTTCGCACCTGTTGAGACAACTCTTGTTGATGCAACTACGCTAAACAAAAGTTTGTGTATAGCAATGGCTACACAAGATTTCACAGGCGGTACAACATCAACGTATGAAGTTGATACGTGGACATCTGTAATGGATCTGACCTAAGGTTTTGGGGCTAGCGACAACCGACAGCTAGCCCCGCCTTTCATTTCATTAGGAGAGAACATGGCATCGCCTCAAACTGAAATCGAAATCCAGTCTAATATCTCAATCGTACTAGGTGCAGGAGAGATAACCGATCTGTCATCCAAGGGCGCCTTCGGTGTAGACCTTCAAAGCGCATACGATTTATTATTAGATGCAGAGGTAGGTACAAATCGCTGGAGGTTTGACGCAAAGATACAACAACTTTCATTGGTTGGAGCACTTGCCACTCCTTTTGACCAGTGGAATTACGAGTACTTATTGCCCGCAGATTACTCATCACTTCAAAGAATTTACCCTTATGCTCCGTTTGAGATTTTTGGCAAAAGTGTATACATGGGTAGCTCAGCAACATATCTCGCTGAATATTACAGCAATAATCCAGCCGTTACATTATGGTCTGGACCTTTTAAAGCTTACTTCGTATTAAAAGTTGCATATTATCTTGCCGTCTCCACTGCTGAGAACGCACAACTTGCAGAACAAATAGAAAAACGTATGCTTCGAGCAGAAAGTGACGCACTATTTGCTAGCGCAAGTAGCAGACCCAATCAGAAACTTAAAAGTCGCCCATACTTAGCGGTAAGAAATTAATGTCACAAAAAGTTATTCAAGCAAGCTTTACATTTGGCGAGCTAGACCCAAGATTATTTGCGCGACAAGATTTCCCTGGTTTCTACAAGGGACTTGCGAAAGCTAGAAACGTAATAGTCGTACCTCAGGGCGCAGCTACAAAAAGATTTGGCTCTGCTATACGCGCATTAATTACTGATGCGACAGCAGCTGCGGACATTACATCTCTTGCTGAGATTAGATTGTTTGGTTTTTACAGGACTAATGGAGGCGCCTACTTCATTGTCTTTAGAAAAAATAACACAACCGAAACATCTTTCTCTGTCTACGATAGTGCTGGCACACTTCAGCAAACTGTCTCTGCTAGCACCGCCTGGACGGTCGCTCAATTGGCCGAGGTACAGTTTACTCCAACCCAAGATAGACTTTTGATTTGGCATAAAAACGTACAGCCTCGACAACTATTTAATGCCGATGCAACAGATGCTACAGACTGGGTTCTCTCTGCAATTACCTTCTCTCATAGACCAACATATGATTTCAGCCTAGTTGACGGAACGAGCTACACAGGAGCTACAGTTACCTTCACCCCAAGTGCAACCTCGGGGGCAGTCACGTTAACTTGTGCCAATGCAGCTCCATACACATCAAACCATATCGGCGGCATATACATCGGTGGTGGTGGCTCCATGCGTATCACTGCGGTTGCTTCAACTACAGTATGCTCAGGCTATTCGGTTACAGACTTTGCGGCAGCAGCTGCCATAAGAGGGGACCTGTCCGTATTGAAAGAGCTGGCTTGGTCTGATACAAATGCAACGGCTCCTGCAGGTACGGCACGTGGCTGGCCATCGTTTGCCAAAGAGTTCGAAGGTAGACTAGTTGCTGGTAACACAGGGGTTGTATCTAACCTTGCTTGGTTCTCAGGAACTAACCAATACCTAATCTTCAACGATGCAGAAGCAGATGCAGACTCTGCCTTTAGCTTGGGTATCCCAGGTTCTGATGAGATTGTTGGGTTCGAAGACAAAAACGGATTAATTATAATTGGTACAAGAAAAGTATATTCAACCGTTGAAACATTATCCGAGCCACTGACTCCTAGTAATGCAGGGATTGTTACCGAAGATGGCGAGGGCGGCCTGTCCTTTCCAAGTCAAATCTTAGATGACCAAGTTTTCTATGCTGACAAGCAAGGTCAGCGTCTTAATGTCATGATAGAAAGAGGAGCTTTCAATGGGAAATCAAACTTTGAAATAGGTGATGCCAACATCTTTAGCCCAACTGTTATAAACAATCCCATCTCGATCGGAAAGTTTAGCAGTGCTACAAACAATGGAAAGCTTCTGCTTGCATCAAACGCAGACGGCACCATGGCAACCCTACAGTCAGCCCGTGCACATGACGTTTCAGCCTGGACCCTAGCTAACACTAGAGGTGTCTACAACGAGATAGCATCTGTTAATGAGCAGGCGATGGTTCTTGTAAGCAGGGAAGTCAACGCCGGGGCAACTGTCACAGGTGATTGTGACTACGCATATAAATCCAACGATGCCTTCGATGTCTTTACAGATGTAACTGCAGCCCTTGCAGGTGCAGCGGTTGATGTGACGCTGTTTGAAGCAGAGGGAGATTACCTTTTAGTAGGACACGCAATACCTTTTGACGCCTTGGCTGTGGTCCTTGGGACTAACGCGAGCGCTGATATCACGGCAACCTTCCAGTACCTAGACAATAACAATCAGTGGACAACGTTTGCTGTAACCGATGGTACGACTGGCTTTACGGGCAACGGCACAATAAGCTGGGTAGCTGAGACTACAACACCTAACTGGTGGCCGAACACTGTGAATGGCATCGAGAATGTATTCTGGATGAGAATAAAAAGAACGGTGGCAGCCCTTGTTACAGCTCCCATTGAAGACACAATTAAGATAAACGTAGCGACTAAAATATTCATGGAAGAGCTAAGCTTTGCCTCCACTATGGACGCCATAATCAATACAACATCAAATGCAGCTGGATTGGTTACAGGGCTTACGAACCTTATCGGGCAGCTAGTCTTCACGAATACAGCGGGTGACGTTGAAGGTCCTTTCATTGTAAGTGGCGCAGGTAACGTTACCATTGAGAACCTGTCGGCGGCATCGGTAGACATTGGGATATTCTTTGCTCCATTGATTGTTCCCATGCCAGTTGCTGTGTTAGACCCAACCAACCCAAATGCAGCTGACTTGTACAAGCCACGGCTTATCAAATCATTCTTTGTCGACTACTACCAGTCACTCGGGATTCACATTGACGATGAGGTGGCGCCAGACATTGACCTTGGGTCCTTAGTTGTTGGGCAGCTCATCCCACCGCAAACAAGAGTGCATGAGATAAAACCCCGGAAAGGGTGGAGTCCAAGGGTTCAACTAGAAATTACACAGAAAGCACCATTGCCATTCACTGTCAGAGGTGTTGGCTATAACGTGGAGGTATCCTAAATGGGTCCAGAATTATTAGTTATTGGAGCCGCTGCTGCATTGGGGGCGTCACAGTCACGCTCTCAAGAAAAGCTAGAGCTTGCAACAATCGAAGCCAATAGAGAAGAAGCCAAGCTAGCCGCAGCAGAACAGGCATTGTCTAATGCACAAGGATTTAGAAGGGCACTCTCCAGTCAACTGGCTCTTGCTAGTTTCAGGGGTGGACCAGGCAGCTCACTCCCAGCTCAGTTTGGAGCGGCATCAATGGAAAGCTTCATCCAAGACCAGAAGTCTATTGAGCGAGGAGTTAAACAAATCGACACATCATCAGTGATATCAACCGCTGGAGCTAGACTTGGACGCTCAGCTAGAGACCTGAAGATAGCAACCGACCTTGGGTCAAGCCTGTTCGGGATGGCAAACTTAAGTAGCAGCTCAACTGGGAATTAGTATGGCAAAAGAATTAGATGTACTTGGACGCAGAGTAAGCCCGCAGGCAATAGGACTTCCAACCATTAGCCAGGGAGAGCAACTCATAAATTCCCTTCAAGGTTTCTCAAGAGCTGTCTCCCAGGTAGGGCAAGCAGCTGCAACAGAAAGAGCATCAATACAAGGCAGACTTGCTAGAGAAGCAGGTGAGACTGGAAACTTAGCTCCTTCTATCACCGGTCCTACGAGTGCATACAATGAAGCATTCAGGAATGCCGACGCCCGAATACTAACAAGAACAGGGCTGGACCTTCTAAGCCAAGCAGCAGTTAAGGCTAACGACCCAGCTAACTTAAATCTAAACAGCCTAGCCCAGTACGAAAGCACGGCCGAAGGAACTATCGATGGGATTCTATCTGAAGCCAGGCCTGAAACCAGAGGGATTGTTGAAGAGTCACTCCTGAAAGCGGCAACTGCAGGCAGGAACAAGATAGAACAAAGCGTCCAAAGACTGAACAATAAAATTGTTAACAATGAATTTAGAACTCAATACAACACCTTAAAAGAAGACTTCTATTCAGCAGGACTTGAGAAAGATGAAGAAAAGAAAGCTGACATAAGGCTAGAGAGGGCCCTGCTATTCAAGGACTTCGCCCCTCTATCTGCTGATATCGCAGCTACCATCCTAGGCCTTGGCGATGAGTTTGACGAAATAGAACCCAAGGCCAATTTGCTTGGTGGCTTCATTGAGGCTCAGGCACAAGGCCGCGGCGATGAGTACCGTAGTACTTTTGCCCAATCAAACGTTCAGGGTATGAGAGTTCAAGATAAGCTCGACCTCATATCTGAAATGAGCAAGATAAGCAACACAGTAAAGGCTGCACAAGCAAGCTCTCAAGCGTTATCTATAG